GGCGCGGCCAGACAATGTGATGGCTGTGCCGTAATAATCCAGTCCCTTGCCAAGCCATGTCTCTGGGCCTTGGCCAGTCACGCGCTGCAATGTCTCGCCCATGCTCTCTTGCAAGCCACGCTGGTTCTCAATCTTGGACATCATGTCGCTGGGGGTCTTGGTCTTCCAAGCAGTGCTGGCAAGTTGCAAACCCTCGGTGATGCCGTTGCGCAGAGACTGCACCATCGTCAGCGCTTCATCAAATGCGACCTTGTCATCGGCAGAGCCGGGAACAAGCGACTTCCAGCTGCGCACACCGTCAGGCAGCACATTGCCATAGAAGCTGGCCACCATGCGCTCTGGGATTTGATACAAACCAAAGAGGCTGTTGCCGATAATGTTCTTGGCGTGCGACACAGGCGAGGACAGCAAGCCGTTGATGTAAGTCGTGAACCAGATGTCCTTGACACCCGAGAACATGGACTTCTCAACCATAGCGTTTTGAGCGGCACGGCTCTCCAGCGTCAGATAGCTGCGAGCCATGTCTTGCAGGGCAGCGTCACCACCGTACTGGTCAAGCACTTGGCGCACCATTGCGGCGTTGCCCTCACGGGGAATGCGGAACACAGCCAGCGCACGGGCTGTCTCTGTCTGCATGCCCTTCACGCCCTTTTGGATCATGCCGTGGAAGGCGATTTGCTGGCGCAGCTTGAGCTTGTCCACATCAGTGGCAGAGCCCTCGTCCACCATCTTGAACAGACGGGTCAGCTCATTGGCGCTTGACTCCAGCACCTCGAGCGCTTTGTAAGTCTCGACAGCGTTGGCCATCATGCGGCCATCATTGCCAACCAAGCGCGAGATAAACGCCTCGCTGATGCCGTTCTCTTTGGCTTTGTCCTGAATCTCAAAGAAAGTGACGGCCTTGGTCTTGATGCCCAAAGCGTCAGCCACACCGCCGACAATGGCAGCTGCGTCCTCGGTCTGGTAGCGAGACAGGTTGAATGGCTCAACGGGAACGCCAGCTTTTGCCTCATCGGCTGATGGCGATGGCTTGCCAATGTTTGGCTCTGCCGCCTTGCGGGCGGCCCACGCGCCAGCCACTTTGTCTGTCAGTTGCTGGTCAGCATCTGGGATGACCTTGTATCGGCCAGCCTTGACGGCATCTGGCAGCTCGCCGGGAAGCGTGTCGGGAACCAGCTTGCGCTCGGCTTTTGCGCCTTGCTTTGTGATCAGTTTGCGTAGGGCTGCGTCAATCGGGCCAGCCACCATCACACCCTCGTCCATGCTAGGCGTGCCGGGTTCTGTGGTCACAGGCTCTGTGCTTGGCTGCATGCCCTCGGCAGGCATTGGCTCCAGCGCAATCTCAGGCGCAGGCGCAGCCTCCTCGGTTGCTGGCAAGAGGCCACTCAGGCGTTGGTCAAGGGATTGATTTGCCATTTACTTCTGCTCCTTTACTGCCATCGCGGCATCAACCTCTTTAATCAAGTTCGGATCTGACTTCGCAACCTCGGCCCGTGGCACAAGTTTGATTTCCCCTGCCGCAGGCCAATTGCCAAATGCACGGGACAACGCATGGGTTCTGTTAAGACCACGAATTGCGTCAAGAAAGACCGACCCGTCATCGAGCTTGATCTCGACAAACTCAATGTGTTTGTAGGATTGCTCGTCAAATGACTTGCTGGGGCCATTCTTACGAAACCCCTTAAGGGAGTTTGGTTGGTTTGCGTAAGCCTTGAACTGATCCCTGCTGATAAACTCATTCTCAGGGATCGCTTCTTTTACGCTTGGCGAACTTCCTGCGGCAGGCTGGACTCCTCCAGATCCTCCGGCACTCCTTGCGGGTATGCCAGTCCCAGATAATTCTCCCGTGTTAACGGAAGGTTGAATTTCTGGAGCAGATTCAAGACGTAGTCCGGCTCGCTCCCACTCTGGGGCGTTAATGCCGCCTGCTGTTCTGATGACTTCATTTCGTGCCTCATCAAGTGAAAGTTTGCCCTGTTTGTATTTTAGCCAAATGCCGTCAACTTCGGAAACATTTTTGGCTTGGCTTTTGAATGTGTCTGGGAACAGACCGCGCACAGCTTCCCATGTGATCGACTGCATCTCTCGAGGCAAGATGCCACGTTCTTGCGCCGCCCGGCGATAAGCCTCTGCATACAGGCCGTAAGTGCCTTGCACGCCAGTGACTGAGCTGTTCTTTGGGCCACCTTCGCCAACAACACCAGAGCCAAAGTTGTGTAAAACTTCGCGGCTGTTGCCAGACAACGGGCGCAGCAGGCCAGCGGCCACAGCATGGGTGTCGATGGTCACATGGCCAGCTGGGTCTTGCGGGGCGTAGATGTTGTTGTAGAAGTTGCGCACCTTGTGCTGCTGGCCAAGGTTGCTGCTGATGGTTGCGATGCTTGGGTCTTCCAAGATAACAATTGCCTTGCCAATTTCGTTGAGCGAACCCCAGCCAGTCTTGGTTGGTGTCTTGCCATCTTGGTTCATGCGCAGGCCAACAAAGTCACCTTCTGGGCTGACGATCTGATGCTCGCGTGGATTCTTGGCTTGGTCATAGGTTCGCAGCCACATAGCCTTGAGACCTGGGTCATTCAACTCAGCCAACGACTTGCCTCGGATTGCGTCAAGCATTGGCGCGTATTGCGGCTTTGACCAGATGATCTTGGCCATCTCGTCCATGCTTGAATCCCAGCGTGTGGTTTTCTGCTTGGTCGCAATGTCAAGCACGCGCTGGCCCAAGCTCACGTTCATAAACCAGTCCTTCTGTGGAGAAAGAACAGCAAGCACGCCAGACACAGCCTGATCTGGGACACCGTAATCAGCAGCGAACCTGTCGGCAATATTGCGTGCGCCGTCATACCAGAGCTTGCTGCGCTGGCGTGTTGCTTCTGGCACTTGGTCGTGTAGGAACAACAAGTTGTCCTTAACCTGACCAATAAAGTCCTCGGCCACACGCTCGGTTGTTCTGCCCTTTGTGGCTAAGTTTGGATATTGCTTGACCAAATTCACGTTGTGCGCAAATGCTTCTGGGTCTCGCTTTGATGCCTCAAGGTCAATGACCAGCTTGCTGGCCAATGGGTCTTCAGTTGCTTTGACCGCGGTCGGCAGGCGGGTGCTGACCACGCCGGGGCCGGGTGGTGTCAGCACCCCATCCATGCCACCGACAGCTTGCGTACTCATGCCGACTGGCAGGTTCTTCAAACCCTTTGCGGCCTTCACTGTGCCAGCAGCACCGGGAACCAAGCCCAGCACAGCGCCGCCAGCTTGCAATGCCGCTGTGCCGTAGTTGCCCTGTTTGGCAGACTGAACAGCCTCGCCACCCATGTTGACGGCTTCCTCGGTCTGCAAGGCAGTGCCCAAAAACGGGACAATGTCAGCCAAGCCCATGTCGAGCGGCAAGTTGCTGCTGCCACCGCCGATCAGTGTCTGGGCGTTTTGGCGTGCTTTGTAGCGATCCATGCCCAAGCCTTCAAAACCAGCCTGCAAGAAGCTGGCAATGCGTTCACGGGTTGTCGGGTCATACGCACGCATCTGGTCTTGCTGGCCCTTGTTGGCCATGTCCAAGCGTGGGTCAAACCCAGCGTAAGAGCCACGGCCAGCGCCAGCATCAGACACAGTCTGCGATGGCCCAGCAGCCAGCTGCATGCCGTCCATGCTGGGCGCGTCAAGGGCAGCAGCGTCCACTGGCATGGCAGGCTCAGAAGCAGGCATGTCAGGGAACTGCGAACTGGTCAGCCGCTGCAAATAGCTGTCTTCAATTGGGCTCAGTGCCATAGTCTGGTTCCTTACTGGGATAGTCCGTTTTGCTGTTGCAGCAGGCCGCGAATGCGCTTGACATCATTTTGCTTGGCGCGGTCGGTGCCAGCCTTGCGCTCAAGCGCAGGCAGCGAGTCCATTGTCACCGGGCCATTGATCCAGTCCTTTTTCTCGTACACCTTGAGCGCGTCAGTCGCCTGCTTGGCTGTCTCTGTGCTGCGCTTGTCAGTGACGAATTTCTCCAGCTCAGTCAAGACCATAGCTGGCGTTGGCTGCTTGCCCTCACGCAACATACGGGACTCAATGTCCAAAGACTGAGCCTTGAGCGACATGCGGTTGGTGAACTCCATTGCATTCTTGTCCAGCACAATCAAGCCACCAGTTTGGTTGATGCCAGCCAGGCGGTTGATGCCTCGCTCAATCTCAGACTGGTCGCGGCGGTTCTCGCTGGTAATCAGCTTCAAAGCGCCAACAGCGTCATTGCCAGTCAAGCCTCGGCCAATGTAGCTCTTGACCTGATCGGCAGTTGTGATTGTCCCATTCAGAATGCCGCTGACCACGTTGAACTCAACCATCGGGTCGCTCTTGGGTTGCTTGGGCTCAAACATCTCTTTGATCATCGCATCGCTGACCACGCCGACAGTTGTCTTGGCCAACTCAGTGATGTCGCCACGGGCCTTCAAATAAGCCTGCGAACCCGGTGCAGAGCTGTACAGGTTTTGCATCAAGCCAACCAGCTTGTCCTCACCATTGCGTTTTTCCTCGTCCTGCTTCTGCTTGACCAAAGTTTCGCGCTGGTTGATTGAAACCATGTAGTTGGCCATGATCTTGGCTTGATCATCGTAAGGCAGCGCCTTATACACATCGGTCATCTTGCCGACATTGCCTGCACGAATCATGGCCAAGCCCTTCTCGGGGTCAGCAGAAAACTCAGGGTCTGTCACAAAGCGTGACACCGCATTGATTTTGACCTGCTTTTGCGCATTTTCAAACTTCTCGCTGTATGTCCTTTGCACATTGGCATCGCCAAGCAGCATTGCGCCAGTGGCAATCGAATTGCGGTACTGGTCAACCAAGACATCCACGCTTTGCTTCTCGCCAGTCTTTGGGTCAATCCAAAAGCCTTGCGAGATGGCAGGCTCCAGCAAGCGCACAGCTGCGTCAAAGTCTGCGTCAAACTTAATCAAGCGCTGCTCTTTTGCACGCTTTTGCTCTGCGTCCAGCGATGCCTTCAGCACTGTGTGGCCATAGGTGGCCATGCTGGCGCGGAACTTCAAAGAGGCATCAGCGTCAACAGGGGCCAGCGACTTGGCCAAGCCGTCTGTCATTGTCTTGATTTTGGTCGAGACAACATCAGAGGAGATCTTGCCTTCCTCAACTTGGTTAAGCAATTCAGTCAGCTTTGTCCGGCCCTCGGCTTCAAAATGCGAGGCAAGCTCAAGGCTGCGTGCTTTGCGCAAAGCCATGTCAAACACGTTTTGGCTGCCCGATGGCGCACCCAGCCACGACATGTCACCGCTCTTGGCCAACTCCAGCTGCTGTGCTGTTGGAGGGTTCTCGGCAGCGAACTGCACACCAGCACGCTCTTGCATCTTGGCGGCATCGCCAAATGCGCTTTGGCTCATGCGGTCAAGCAGCTGCGACAGGGTGTTGGCCTGCTGCGCTTGAGCCCGAGAGCCGACCATGTCAATCTGGGGCACATTGATGGGAGGCAGTTGAGCGCCAGGCACATTGGACAGCTGCACACGGCCAGATTCAATTTGTGGAAGTGTTGCCATGCCAATGCCGTACTTAAATGTCTTTGCGAACTTGGTCAAGCCATCAGTGATGGTCGCCGTGGCCAACAAGCCTCCAGTGGCTCGCGCAGCCTTGGCCGCTGTCTCATACTGCCCTGCCTGCATAGCAGCGCTGGAGCGCGTGATTTGGGCTTGAATCTGCGAGTTGGTAAACATCGAGGACGCATCCTCAAAGCCAAGCACACGGGCCATGAGCGCATTGTAATCAGTCACGCCGACATCACGAAATGTCGCAGCCGTGTTGGCATCTTGCACAAACGCAGCAGAGCCCTCATTGAACGCCACACCGTTTGCGGCAGCACGGGCTCGAGCAGTTGCGTTGGCTTTCTCCAAGTTGCGCAACAAGGCATTGCCAGCCATCTTGTAATTCAGGCTTTCAATGTCAGCACGCTTGAGCAAGCGACCAGCTTGAATCGCCGCATAGCGCTCCTCTTGGTCAGCCCTTACATTGGCAATGGCCAGCGTGTTGATGGCGTTAACCATCAGCCCAGTCTGCTGGTTAATCGCCGCAGCCTGCTGCGCCAACCCGGAGCCGATGCTGGTCAGTAAACCAGCGCCAGCGTTGATGTTTCCGATCTGTTGTTCTGTCAATGCCATCATGTTCCCCCAGACACAGCGACCTTGTACTCAAGGCCAAGCAACGTCATTTTTTGCGGCAGGCTTTGGCTGATCTCAATGGCCTGCTCACGACTGTAACCCAGCACGCCATTGACACGCTTGATGCCTGTGAATTCTGCGACCGCCTCGTCCAGCAATGGGTTGTCAAAGCTGCGGAACGGCACAGGGTTGCTGTTTAATTCCAAGTGCTGCGTGTCATCCACAATGGCGTTGATCTCCACAATGCGCTTCTTGAACGCAATGCGTGTGCCAGTCTGCAACTTGATCTCAACAGGCATGGTCTTGGCATACACAGTGAACGGCAAGCCGACCTCATAAGAAGTCGTGCTGGCCCGGTCAAAGGTAACAGAGCCACCGCCGCTCACAGTCTCATTGGACTGCGGCACGCCATCAGTGATCACATTCAAAGCCTTGCCAATGTGCGGCAGACTGCTGGCGCTGGAAGCAGCACCGCCAGAAAACGCGCAATCAGTGAACAAGTTGTCGCGGAACAGCTCAATGAAATACTTTGTTGTCCCGTTGAAGACACGGCGCACCACGACATAAATGTCGCTCACATCCACTTGCACATCCAAGAACTTGCCGTCTGTGATGTATTCGGACGGGGCAGTGATTTGCTGCGAGCGCATCACAGAGAAGACAGCCATTGTGCCGTCTGTCTCGTTGGCCATCATCAGAAGATCGCCCTCGTCTGTGCTGTTTGCTCGGCGCAGCGTCATGCGGGTTGGCGACTTGAGCAAGTGGCCAGCAAGCAAAGAGATGCGCTGCGTCACATAAGTCGCCTGCGTGTCGCTAAACATGAACTCGTTGACAGACTTGCCCAAGCGCTGGATGTACACAGAGCCAGACTCAAGGGCTTGCACCCGTGTGCCAGGCTTTGTGCCATTGCGCGACACAGCCTTGAACGCCAGTGTCACAGGCGTGATCGGCTCAGTGCCAACTTGCGGCACATAGAACTCGCCGCCCGTGGTGAACACTTGCAGATCTCGGCCAGAGATCATGTCAACAATTACGTTGAGTGAGCTGGTGTCCAGCGTTGCATCAATGGCATCATCGTCCAAAGACTCGCTTGGCACAAAGTCAAAGAACAGACCGATCTTGCTGCCCCAGATTGTGGATGGCCGAGACTTGCTGCCACCGAAATACAGACGGCCCTCATGGAAGGTCACGGTGCGTGGCCATCCCTTGGAAGAACTCCAGACATCTTCATATCCAGATTCAATTTCCCAATTGCCTTGGGCAATGTTGCTGGTGTTGAAGAATGGGTATTCTGTGACAGCCTCAACAATAGTATTACTGACATATCGCACAATTCGCGCACGCCCTTGCGGAACGGCGTTAATGTATTGGTTCACACTTGCTGTTGTAAAGATGCTGTTTTGAGCAGTCAGCGTGACATTCCCAGAAACAGAGCTTGGCGTTAAATGGCCAACAGATGGTGTCGTGGTGGTTATTGTGAACGCATATTTTGGGATGCTGTCAAAGCTGATGGTGCTGATTGTCCAGCTTGAATCAGAGCCACCACGCACCAAACGCTGTGGAGCCAAGTCCTCTTGCACAATGATCATCGTGTCTGCGCTCTGCGTCCAAACAATGTTGGCCAGCATGGCAGCCGTGATGGTCGTTGTCAGATAAGCGTTGCCAGAGCCGTTGATGTTGGTGATCTGCACGCCATCCTTCAAGATGTACATGCGCAGATCGGTGAAGCACAGCATGTAGCTGTCATCCACAGAGAACTCAAACGGAACCAGACGCACGCCATTGGCAGCCGCGCTTGGCAGCTCGACAATGTGCTTCAGGCCGGGACGGCGGCGAATGCCACCCTGCGGCTGCACCACCACGTTGGTGGCCTTTGCCAAGGCGTTTGTGTACTGCTGGAGATCAACCCTTGCACGCAGCAAAGGGTCAAGCTCGCCTGTGATAAAGCTCGTCTGGATGTCAACAAAACGTGGCATGTCAGCCCCTCACAGCGATCAGGGTGTAATCTTCAATGATGCGAGTCGGTTGGCCTTGGCCATCAATGTTCATGGCTGTGCGCATGTGGCCACCACGGCCATTGTCAGACGGGCCACCAACAGCAATGGTTTGCCAGTATTGGGCTCGGTCTGATTGCTCAGTGATCGGCAAAGCCAAATGCCACGCCATCATGTACTTGAGCAGCTGCACAAAATACTTTGGCATTGCGTACTCAGGTGTCTGGAATTGGTAATCAATATAAACGGTCGGCAAGTTTGTCAGCAGCTTGTCGCCCTGAATCTCCCAGTCTTTTTGTACTGGCGAGCCGGGATTGGCAGACTGATAAACAGCACGGGGGCTTGCGAGGCGGTCGCCTGGCAGCAGATATTCGTAACTCCAAACGCTGGTCGGTGTTGTGATCAAGCGAGAGAGTTGGATTTTCTTGAGCGTAAAGCTCCAAGGATAGGTGGTCAGCGTGGTGTCACGCAGATCAGGATACAGACGGTCGCACACGCTTGACTCGTCAGTGCCATCATTGAATGACGAGATGGCTTTCGCACCCAGCATCAGCAGGGCATCAGAGCAGATTGTGATTGCGGTATCGCCAGCAGCCATGTGAACCTCTTAATGTGAGAAAGGCCAGCCTCCGATTACTCAGTGGCTGGCCTGTTCAGTTTAACCCCGATTAATCGGTGTCAGTTGCGGTGACGGTCAAGCCGTCAGTCACATCAACCACTGTACCGCTGTTGGCGTTCACCCAGACCAAGGTCATTGCGGGTGTGCCACCAGTGCTGGTGTAGCAGAAAATGATGTCGCCAACGCGCAGCAACGAGGCCAATGCGTTGAAGTAGCCTGCTGTGTTCACATCAGCAATTGCGTCAGCAGTTGAGTATGTGTGGACAGAAGGAGCCACGCCCGACTTGGACGCGCCGTGGGTGTTAAAACCAGCTGAATCGAAAGCCATTTTTAGACCCTCCTATTAAGCGGCTGCCGCAGTGTCGCGTGCCGTGATTTTGACGATACCTTCGGCATCAATCGCCACAGCACCAGCGGAGAACAGGGCGTTAACGAGCCAGCTGGTCTTCTCAGGGATGTAGTTGATTTCAGTCTTGGGCGCGATACCTTCTGCGTAGCCAATGGCATCGCGGTGGAAGGCGTACAAAGTGCGGTCAGACGAACCGTCAATGGGCAAGCCACCTTCGGTGCGATCACCCAATACATGGAACTGGAAGCCCATGAATGTGGAGATTTCGCCTTGTACCAAAGCCTTGACGGTGTTGAAGTCGGAACTCGTCACCGAGGTCTGCTCCAGCATCGCGTTCAGCGAGTTGGCGTGAATCAAAACATGACGGCCTTCGGCTGGAACGTTTTTGGCGTTCAAGATCTTGGCGGCTTCGCGCAACTTGGCGATGTTCATGTTGGTGTTTGCACCACCGATGCTGTTTGCCACAGTGCCAGTGCCAGAGGCAGCAGACAGGGCATCCAGAATCAATTGGTCTTGGCGGCGGCCAATGGCAGCACCAACAACTTGCACCAATTCGCTGCGCTCGTCAAAGTTCACTTTGGCTTGGCTGAAGATGTCGCTGTATTCAGCGGCGTTCCAGTCAGACAAAGTGCAAGTGACGTTGCTGAAACCCACGTTCATGGGAGTCACATCGGTTTGCGTGACGCGAGGCATGGCAACGCCACGACCCACTTTGGGGAATTTTACGGAAGAACCTTCGACACCACGGCGCTGACGAACAGCACCCACCAGCATGGCTTTGCCCTGGTAGGCTTGTTTGACTTCAGCATCGAAAAGTGTGACAAAGGCGTTCGAGAGAGAAGCGCTCATTTGTTTACCTCATTCGGTTGATTGATCAGGGTTTATCGCCTCGGTGAGCCAGTTGCCTGGGCCTTCGCTTGCTACTTACGGCAGCCAATCGTCAGCATCATCACTGCGGTCAGGGCCGATTGCTCGGTTGTCCTTGGGCCGGATTGTATTGCAATTTTTACAAAATGCAAATGCACCCCTTGACAAGTAAAAAAAAGCCCAGCACAAAGGCTGGGCCAAGTGGCAACCGCATTGCTGCGGAACCTAGGAGAAATCAACCAGCGTACTGCTGAAACATCTTTTCAACCTTCTGACGGAAGGCTGGGTCTGTCTTGTACTTTGGATCGCCCACCATAGCATAGAGCTCATCCTTGCTGGGTGCGCCCTCAACTGGGGCAGACTCAACAGGGATGCGGCCCTCATAGGCTTCGCGCATCTTCATCAGGGCACGCATGCCGCTGGCAGTGCCGCCCATGACCTTGAACTCCTCAAAGTCATCAGCGCCCCAAATGCCCTTTTGCACCAAGCCACGGGCCCAGCCCACCATCCCGTTGACAATGGCATTGCCGTTCGGGCCAAGCGACTTCAGCTCGGCTTGAGCGTCAATGGCTGGCTCTTGATTGGCAGATGCCAACTCATTGACTTGGGTGGCCAGCTCGTCAAAAGCAGCCTGCGGGATGCCCCACTTCTGGGCCCAGCCAACATAATTCTTGGCCAGCGGATCTTGCTCGACATCGCCAACCCAAGCCATTGCCGAAGTGTCATATTTGCCGCCCTCTGGGGCTTTGTGCTTGCCAGCGCTGACGAGCTTGCGCATGTCGCCCCAGCTCTTGGCCATCGCCTCGTAATTGGCCTCACCCTTTTCTTGGTTCCAAAAGTTCTCTGGAAGCCACTCTGGCCGCTCAACGGGAGAGCCGGGTGTCTGACCGGGCACAACACCGGGTGTGTCGCCCTTGTGGTCAATTTCCGCTTGTTGCGGGTTTGCCGCAGCTTGTGCGGTTGAGTCTTCAACGGTCACGCTGTCCAGTAAGCCGGAGCTTCCGGGCTGGTCATTTGTGTCGGTGGTCATAGTTTCCTTGCTTGTTGAATCCGTGCCATGATGTCCCGCACCACAGTCCTCTGCCCTTCGGCAAAGAACGCATGGGACGGATCTGTGCCCGGCACGGCGATGGGCACATTCACATACATGTCTCGCATCCAGTCCAGCAGCTTCTGACCGTCTTCAGAGCCAAAGACCCTGAGAGTCAGCCGCGAGAGATCATCTCGCTGCTGCTGCACTTCTCTCACATCGGACGGCTGCCCGATGGCTTCCAGTTCATCCCAGCTCATGCGGGAGCCCCGGCAGGCGGCATCTCACCCATGCCAGCCATTGTGGCTTGGGCTGATGCCTGTGCGGCCATGTTGGCCATTTGCTGGGCTTGCGCCTCCTCAAGCAGCACGGCACGCTCAGACGCATCATTGCGCACCGCAGCAGGCACACCCATCTTGTCGCCGATGTAGTCCACAGCAGCGTCAGTCTTGATGGCCAGCGCACCGTCTTGACCAAATTGGCCAGACTGCATGAGCTGCGCAAACTGGATGATTGCGTTAACTTCTTCCATGCTCTGGGCTTGAGCCAATGGGGACACTGGCGTGACCTTGACTTCCAAGCCATTGACGCGCAAAGGCAAGTCAATCAAGCCCTTCTCGTCCATGACTTCCAAGATCTTGGCCACCAGCGGGATCATGGTCTCGTTGATCAGTCGGCCAAAGGCAGAGCCCAAGTTCTGCGCCAGCTCTTTCATGCGCTCCACAATCTCGGTGGCCGAGCGTGCGCTCATGTTGTCTGGCGGTAGTGACTCGTCCAGCAAAATGCGCTTGATGTTCTGCACCAAGTCGTTGATGACCAGCTGGCTCACGTTGAAGTCACCCGAGCGGGGCAGCGATTGCAGGGACGGGCCTTGTGGGCCGCCGTGGCGAGCCACTGGGATGATGCCGCCGGGCACGATCTTGACCGTGTTCGGGTTCAGCACGCCATCGTCTGCGGCAGTGTACACACCAGCCACAGCCAAAGAAGCGTTTTTGAGCAGCAACTCTTTGGTTTTGTTTAGCGTCTTGATGTCCGGCAGCGCAGTCATCAGTGGGCCGCGGCCATAAATCTCGCCAGCCACCTTCATGTAGCGCGAGATCACCCAAGGACTTGACTTGCGGCGGCGATAAACCAGCTCGTCTTTGCCGTGCTTCCAAATTACATGGTAGCAATAATCGCCACGTTTGTGGTCGTGGATCACGGCCTCAAGCAACTCAACATCTTCTGTCGGCTTGTCCGCAATCAAGCGCTGCAAAGCGTCAGGAATCTGAGCATCTGGCCACTGGCGCGAGATGGTCTCAGCTTTCATGCGCATGCGGCGGTAAACGTTGTCCACTTGGCCGTTTGCGCCTTCCTCGTAGCTCACCAAGAACAGCGGCACTGGAATGAAGTTGATCGGCGTGACATCGTCACCGGGCTGCACCATCATGCAGGCAGTGCCGACCGCCATATCCAGCAAGAACTCGCCAATGGCGATGTCAAAGTTGGACTGCTTCAGCACAGCAAACATCTTCTCGCCGTAAGTGTCCAGCACAGCCTGCGCTGATTGCTTCTTCTCAAACGGGATCAGACTGCCAGACTCAAGCCTGCACCACTTTTGCTGGGGTGGGAGCACGGCAGACTGCAAACGGTTGGCAAAGCGCTGGGTGCTGTTGATGGCAGTCGAGTCAAAAACCCGCTGCATCTTCTTGCTGCCAGTTGCGCCGCCCTCCCAAACGCCATACAGCTGGCGCTGGGGAAGGGCAAATTCGTATGCGTCCTGATACAGCTGTTGGAACTCATCCTTCTTTGTCTGAGCCGCAGCTTGGCGCTTGATGATCTCGTCAGGCTTTAAGCGCATGCCGCCTGGCGCGTCTTTTGAGTATTGCATGTCAGTCTTCCTTGTCTTGCATCAGGTAGTTGGCAAGCATCAAGCGATCAGACCGCTTCAAAGCAGCCTTGTTTTTGAGCTTGGCGACCATCTCGGCGATCTGCTCTGGTGTCAGATCCTCGTGCATCGGCTCGTCCATGCCCTCTTTCTTGTCTTTTTTGCCGTCTTTTTCGATGGTGATTTCAATCTTCATGTCAGTCTTTCATTTTTGCGTCAGCCATCAAGCCACCTTTGCGGCGCTTGCGGACACGTTCAGCCTCAGACATGGCGATGGCCACGGCTTGCTCGCGGCTTTTGACAACAGGGCCGCCCTTGCCGGAATGCAAAGTGCCGCCCTTGTATTCGCCCATCACTTTGCCAATCTTCTTTTGAGCGGCATCCATGATCACATCCCGGTCAGGTTGTTGCTCTGTGTGCCCAAGATGCCGACCTCGGGGTTCAAGCGTGCCTCAGACAACAGGGCGCGGCGGCCACCACGGGTGCGCGCGCGAATGGCAGAAGCAGAACGCTCACCAGCTTGACGGCGCTCTTGGTCAACTTTGGCAGCCAGCTCTGTTGCTGTCTTGTCTGCGGTGGCTTTTTCTTCCGCATACTTTGCCTGCTCGGCTTC